GGAGGCGCAGACCCTCGACACCACCACCACCGAAGGCCGTTCCCGCCTTGACGCTATCTCCACCGAGATCGGCGACAATGACGCCGTGATCCACGCCGAAGCTCGCCGCCTACAGGTGGCCGGCGCTCAAGTTCCCCAGCTCTCCCAGGGCGAAGAGCGCAACGTCGCTGGCTTCGACATGGGCAAGCTCCTTCGCCACATGCACCGCAGCGCCAAGGGTGCCGCTGTGCAGCCCATCGACGGCGTCGAGGCTGAAATGATCCAAGAGGGCGAGCGCGAGGCCCGCGCCGCTGGCTTGGAGACCGGCGGTATCATGCTGCCCCGCATCCTCGTCCGCCGTGGTGCTCAAGGTGCCGAGCGCCGCGATATGACCGCTGGCACCGCTGGCGAAGGTGGCAACACCATCGCCACTGAAAAGCGCGGACTGCTGGATGACTTCTTCAACGCCTCCGTGATGCGCCAAGCTGGTGCCACCGTGCTCGAAGGCCTCACCGGAAATCTCGACTTGCCCCGCCTCATCGCTGGCACCAACCCTGCCAAGAAGACCGAGAACGCCGCCGCTGATGAAGTCTCGCCCACCACGGCGATGCTCTCCCTGTCGCCCAAGCGCCTCCCCGCTTACATCGACATCAGCGAGCTGCTCCTCAAGCAGTCCTCCAGCGCCATCGAAGCACTCCTTCGCTCGCACCTGACGAACCAGATGCTGGCCATTCAAGAGGCTGCCTTCTTCCACGGCACCGGCACCAGTGAGGCCACGGGCATCGTTGCCACCGCTGGCATCGGCTCGGTTGCCGGCGGCACCAACGGTCTCGCCCCGACCAATGCGCACATCATCGCCCTCGAAACCGCTGTTGATACCCAGAACGCGCTTCTCGGTAACCTGCGCTACGTCTCGAACGGCCAGATCCGTGGTAAGCTCAAGCAGACCCTGCGCAATCCGTCCGGCACCGATGCCAGCTACATCCTCGGCGATTCCGGCCTGATCAACGGCTACCAGCCGCTGTTCACCAACGCCGTGAGCCGCACGCTGGTTAAGGGTTCCTCGGGCTCCACCTGCTCGGCCATCATCTTCGGTGACTTCAATGATTACTTCATTGGTTACTGGGGCGGCGTCAGCCTGGAGATTGTCCGCGACAAGACCAATGCGCTCGGCGGTCTGTATACGCTGGTTGCCTCCAGCTACTACGACGGCGGCGTGGTTCGCCCGAAGTCGTTTGCCGCGATGCTCGACGCTCTCGGCGCCTAAGCCTGAGCGGTTGGCTCATCGAGCTTCTCGCCCATGGGGGCGGGCGGCTCTTTTAAGCCCATCTCTAAGCCCATGAAAATCACGCCTAACTCCGACATCCTGATCGGCGGCATCCATTGCCCTGCCGGTGTCGCCCACGAAACCAGCGAGGCCATTGCCCGCTCACTCGTTGCCCAGGGACTTGCCCGCTTTGCGCCCACCGCTGCCGCCATCGAGACCGCCGAGGCTCGCCCCGTGATCGAGACCGCCACCGCCCGCCCGTCCCGCAAGCGCGCCTAAAAAATGTCGCACCTGTCCACCATCACCGCCACGCCTGCCGCAAATTCGCCGATCACCACGGCGGAGTTGATCGCGCACCTGCGCTTGCCCACGGTGCAGGACGGGGCGGCGATCACGCAGCTGGCTGCGCTGCTCAATGCCGCCCGTGAATTTGTCGAAGGCCAGACGGGGCGCGGTATGGCCCCCGCCACCTACCGCGAACTGTTCACCGCCGCAGAGGTGCAGGCCGACGCCATGCTGCACTTTGCCCGTGGCCCCGTGACCGCGATTTCAGCGATCAAGTATTGGCCCGCCGACGGCTCGGCACGGGTGACGGTTACCAGCGTGCCAGCAATCGCCGCGCTCCTGGTGGAGATGGGCGACATGCTACCCGGTGCGGCCTTTATTACGTCAGCCCTCACCGAGCTCGCACTCTACGACCGCCCCGATGCGCTGACGGTCGACTACGTGGCAGGCCATGCGCCAGGAGCGTGCCCCGACGGCATGAAGCACGCCGTGCTGCTACTCGCCGCCCTGTGGCATGAGGAACGCCTGCCGCTGAATGTCGGTAACATCATCAATGAACTGCCCTACGGCCTCGGCACGCTCATCCAACACCAGCGCGTCGGTGGCTGGGTCGCTTAATCAACCCCCCACCATGCTCACCCTCAAATTCTACAAGGACACGGGCCGCATTATCGGGCTCGGTGCCGATGGTTATCCCACGGCCCCCACCGTGCTCAAGCGCCGCGACACCGTCGCCGTCGAGGTAACCCTTTATTCGGGTGGCGTGCCGGTCACCTTTTCCGGTGGCACCCTGTCGATCGGCTTAAAAGCGAACGGGCTTTATTCCGGCGCCCTCGTGGCTACCTCCACGCTGGCGCTTGCCGGGTCGACTTATGTCGGATCGATTTCCCTCAACACGGAGGCGCTCGCCGCCCTGTTCTCCGGGGTGGGTCTGCCGCCCGCTGAGCCCGCGTTTGTGGAGCTTGCTTGCGAGCTCACCCACAGCACCGGGTGGACATCTGAGGCGGTATCGCTGCTCTGTGACAACGATTACATCACCGGCGAAGAACTCGCCCCCGGACAATCCACCTCGGCACTTACGGCCGCACTGGCTGAGCGCCTGATCTTCCGCTCTGCGCTCACCGGCGGCACCGTCACCAGTCTCGACGGTGTGGCAACGACTGCGCTGGTGCTCATGACCCCGTGCCTCGTGTCGCAGGCAGGCGCGCTCTCCATGTGGCAATTGCAAACGTGGGACGGCGTCACTGCCGAGAACACCGAGAGCGGCCTTGTGCTCCCTGACGACGCCAACGCCCTCACCAACCTCAAAATCTGGGTCCGCCTCAACTGATGAAACGCCTCCGCCTACTCGCGCTCAGTTCGCTTCTCCTGGCACTCGCTGCCCAGGCGCAGACGACCACGGCCACCAAGACCGTAACCAAGACTGTTTCCGGCAACGCACTGACGGAGGATTTGACAGTGCCCAGCGGCAAGACCCTCACTGTTTCCACCGGCGGCACCGCCACCGCGCCCGCTTGGTTCCTAAATACCTTCACCGCCTCGACGATTACCACCGGCCAGAACGGCCTCGGCTGGGATGAGAATGGGCGGGTCACCGTGCAAACCCCCGTGGGGGCTCTCCAGTTTTACACCACCGGAAGCCCTTCCGAGTCGGTGATCTATTGGCCGGGGCGCATCATCACGGGATCAATCGATGCTGGCACCTTGACCGGCTCATTCTCGGCCAGCTCGATCACGGCTCCGACGGGCTTTGAGTCGATAAACACGGGCATCATCGCGAGATCACTGCTCTCGCCAATGACTGAGTGGATCGGGCTGGGAGAATATGCCGGAGCCAATGGCGTGCCCTACGTAACCGACGCCCAGGGTGTGGGTGGATCGCTGGAAGCGACCGATGGGGTGTATTTTCCGCAGGCGGTCGTCAGTGGCCAAAGCGCAGGTACGAGTTCATACCTCGGCCGCTACCGCACGGCGGCTCAGGTGCGCGCCGACCTCTCTGTGGCTGAGGTTGTGGCCGCTCCGGCCACGGCCACGAGCACCGGAACCGCTGGGCAGATCGCTTTTGACGCCAACTTTTTTTACCGCTGCGTCGCAACCAACACCTGGGTGCGTGTGGCCCTCGCAACGTGGTAACCCCCATGAAGCCCTCCCCATTGAGCATTGGCCATTGGTCATTGGCCATTGGCCGCAACACTTCCGCCCTTGTGGCGGCCCTAGTCCTCGCGGTCCTACCCCATTCGCTGCATGCGATTACGTATGCCGATTGGATCGCGAGCTATTCACTGAGCGGCGCGTCCGCCCTCGAAACCGCCGATCCCGACGGCGACGGAATCGTTAACCTGCTGGAGTACGCCCTCGACACGGGCTCGCCCATCGTCAGCAGCTCGGGCAACGGCGCACTGCCCAGATACGGCTTCGCTCTGCGCACCGGCGACCTGCTTGGCCAGTGGCAATTCACCGCCTCACGGCCCGCGCCAAATACGGTTTACCACATGGCTATTCAGTGGCGGCCGCGCCCAGGTGCGGAGGGCCTGCGCTACACCCCTGAATTCTGCCGCGAATTAGCCGCGCCCCAGTACTGGTTCTCCGGTCGCTCGGCGATCCTCAACCAGTCGCTGCCTGGCAACATCATTCAGTCCACGGCCCTGATGCAGTCGCAGGGGTTTAACCGCTCTTTCATGCGCCTGCGGATCACGCAGGATGCCACGGCGGGCAACGGTTTGCAGGGTGTGGTCACCAGCAGCACCGAGGGTGCGCAGGCGCTGTCCGTGGGTGTGCCTGCCACGATCCAGCGGGCCACCTCGGGCTTTTCATCGAGCAACCTCACCGCGCAGGACTATGCCTTCACCCGCACCACGGGCGGCGACAGGATCACCGACTTCCTGTGGGCGTGGGCTCCGCTCACCACCAACATTTCCCCCGTGGTGCTGACCCGCGAAACCAGCAACCCCGCTGTAATTATTCCCGATCCGGCCAACGCCGAGAAGTGGACCGCAGTGACGCCCGGCACGGCAACGATCACCCTGCGCACGGGCTCTAATTATTATTCACAGACGGTCACGGTGGTGGCGTCCTCTATTGGCAATACCGACACGATCACCGGCTTTCTGCCGGGTTCGCTTTCCGCTCACCTGGTCGCGCAGACCGACCCGCTGCTGGTCGGCAAGACCGCTGCCGAGGCTCTGCCGATCTTTACCACGCAGAACCACGTTGCCGCCACCTACGTGCGCAACACCGGCTGCTGGGCCGCGCCCTACGTGTCGGCCCTCACGGCTATTTCCCCATGGAACAGCCACGGCAGCAGCCACCTCGCAGGCATCTTAATCAGCCCGCGCCATGTGCTGTTTGCGACCCACTATGCGGCAGGCGTGGGGGCGGTCATGCGGTTTATCAAAGCCGACAACACGGTGGTGGAGCGCACGATTACGGCGAGCCAAGCGGTGACGGTGGCCGGCTATTATTACCCCGACTTAACGGTCGGC